GGCGCTGCCCGCGAAGTGGGCGGCGAAGCTCCTTGGGGCGAAGACTCCTGGCGCGGGCAGCGGTGCGCCGTTGAGTATCGGTGCGGCCTCCGCCCAGCAGTACGCGGCCGGCCTCGTCGCCCAGTTGTGGCCGAAGGGCGCCGGCGGGCAGATGGATGCCCTGCGTGCCCTGTGGAACGCGGAGTCTGGGTGGCGTGCCAACGCGGAGAACCCGTCGTCGGGGGCGTATGGCATTCCGCAGGCGCTGCCTGCGACCAAGATGGCGTCGGCGGGCTCGGACTGGCGGACGAACGCGGCCACGCAAATCCGCTGGGGCCTGAACTACATCCGCAGCCGGTACGGGGACCCGGCGACGGCTTGGGCGTCGTGGAATGCACACCGGCCGCACTGGTATGCCAAGGGCGGCTTGGCGCAGTTCGGTGAGACTGCGTGGGTGGGCGAGCAGGGCCCGGAGCTGATGCAGGTCACGCCGCGGGGTACCCGGATCTACAACAACCGGGACTCCATGGCCATCGCGTCGTCGACGGGCATGCAGATCCCCGGGTACGCCTCGGGGACGGTGGCGTCGAGCCGCGTGTCTGCGGCGCAGCGGAAGGTCAATGCTGCTCAGGCATCCCTGGACTCGTGGCGGCACCGTGAGGCTGCGGCGCACAGCAAGGCAGCGCGGCATGCCGACGCTTTGCAGGTGCAGGCGGCCGAGCGGCGCCTGAAGGCGGCGAATGCCGAGCTGGCCGCGGCGAAGCGCATGGCGACCGGGTACACGTCGGTCGCGAACACCTTGCAGAACGGGTTCCTGAAGACCCTGGAGACGGGGACCGCGGCGGGCATCGCGTCCGCGATCAAGTCGATCAACAGCAAGTTGCAGAATGCCGGCCTGGGGTCGATGGTGCCGGGGAATCTCCGGACGTCGTCGAAGCTGCAGTCGCTGGCCACGCAGAAGGCGTCGATCGCGTCGCAGATCGCCACGGCGAAGCAGTACGCGTCGGACCAGGCCAGCGGCCTGGGCGACTTCCTGTCCGTCGGGGACACGTCTGCGACGTCGGTGTCGGGGCTGGTCATGCAGATGCAGGCCGGGCAGCGCACCGCCAGCAAGTTCGCTGCGGAGACGGCCCGCCTGTCGAAGGCCGGTCTGTCGAAGACGCTGCTGTCGCAGCTCGCGGCGGCGGGTCCGGGTAGTCAGCTCGCTGCGACTCTCGCGAACGCCTCCCCGTCGGATATCGGGTACCTGAACAAGGCTGCGGCGGCGCAGGACAAGCTGACGAAGTCGTTCGGGAACACGATGGCCGACGCGATGTTCGACAGCGGGAAGGACGCGGGGAAGGGCTTCCTGACCGGTCTGCTGTCGCAGGAGAAGGCCCTGCAGGCGGAGATGAACAAGCTCGCCGAGGGCATGGTCGCGGCCATCAAGAAGAAGCTGGGGATCCACTCCCCGTCGCGGGTCTTCCACGAGCAGGTCGGCAAGCAGATCGCGCTGGGCACCGCGGGCGGCATCGTCGCGCACACGCCGCACGCGGTTCGTTCGGTGCAGCGGATGGCGGACACCATGGCAGCGGTCCGAGCCCGGGCGACGGGCGGTGGCCGTGGGCTCGTGGTGGCTCCGTCCCCGGAGACGCATGTGCACGTGCACTTCGACGATCCGCGGCTGCGGGATCTGATCCGTATCGAGGTCGAGGAGGGCCACGCCGATCTGGCGGCGGCTGTGGGGGTGGCGATCTAGTGGCGATTCCCGGGAACTTCCTGTCCGCGACCACGGAGATGGTCGACCCGGATACGTCCGGGTGGCAGACCGTCCTGAACTGCACAAAGAGCCTCGGTTCTGGCGGGCGCAACGGGGATGGGCAGCTGACGCTCACCTCCGTTGCGTCCGGAGAGATGCAGGCGTCGACGGTCGCCACGTATCCGGTCGTTGCCGGCACCACGTACCAGGTCTTCGCTGATGCCGCGTCCGCGAACCAGGCGGAGCGCATCGGCATCCAGTGGCTCGACAACACCCGCACCCAGATCGGCCTGACCTGGTCGCCGACATCGAACGCGGCATCATCCAGCTGGCACCGCGTCGGCGTGGCCGGCCCGTGCCCGGTGGGGGCGACTCTCGCACGGGTCGTGCTGTCCGCGACCACTTCGGCTGGTGCGAAGACGCACTTCTTCGAGAACGTGTACCTGGGTCCGCCGATCACCACGACCGGGAACCTCTTCTCGTTCAACGTGGAGTCCGGCGGGGAGATCGACACCTCCGGCTGGGCTGTCGACACCAACGCAACGATCGCGCGCGACGTTCCGGTCGTGGTGTGGCCGGTGAACTGGTACCTGTCCGGCGCCAACACGATCAAAATGACGGTCACCGCGAACGGCAACGCGTCGATCAAGACCGCGGAACAGCCCGCCGTCGTCGCCGGCACCGAGTACAAGGGCGACCTCTACATCAACCCGCCGACGTCCGGCGCGGCGTGCTGGGTAGAGATGCGCTGGTACAACGCCGGCAACACCCTGATCAGCAGCAAGCGGGCGACGCTCGTCCAGCCGTCCACGGGCGTATTCCGGCAGACGGTCTCCGGTATCGCCCCGACCGGTGCCGTCAGTGTCGTCCTGGCCACCGGGATCACCTCGGCTACCGCCGGGCAGATCCTGCGCGTCGAGGGCGCCGTCATCACGGTGTCTCCGCCGCTACTGGCCGGGAGTGTCGTCCCCTATGAGGACGCGAGTTTCGAGCAGGGCATCGGGCAGTGGACGGTCGGCAGCGGTGTTGCGACGATCGCCCGCACCACCCCGTGGGGGACCGCCTTCAACGAGGGCGCCTACTCGCTGACGGTCACCTCGTCGACGGCGACGACCAGCACCCTGGTGTCCGGCCGCTACCCGGTGACGCCGGGCTTGTCGTGGCGTGCCCAGGTCCGCGTCCAGCCCACAGCGGGCACCTGGCAGGTCGCGCCGACAATCCACTGGTACGACTCCGGCGGCACGTCCATCTCCCGGAGCTCCCCGCCTGCCGACCCGATCCCGAGCAGCACCACGTGGTGGCGGGACTGGAACGACATCACCGCCCCCTTGAACGCCGCGACCGCCGCGGTCGAGGTCGACCTGACCGCCCCGTCCGCCGGCGCGACGCTCCGCATGGACTCCGTGGCGCTGCTGCCGACACTGCCAGCATTCACCGCAACGGCGAACGACGATCTCGGTCTCGTCACGCTGGTGCTGCGCGAGCTGGACACCGGGGACGATCTGACGTTGTACCGCGTCGTCGGCGGGCAGCAGTCCCTGGTGCGCGGCCCCGGCGGGTGGGTGCAGAACTTCACCCTGATCTCCGTCGAGCTGACCTACGAGGACTACGAGGCGCCGCTCGGCGTCCCGGTGTACTACCGGCGGGAGACCTACGACGCCACCAGCGGGGATCTGTCCGGTACGGGTGCGACCGGCACCGTTTCCCTGTCGGTGCCGGATCCGTCGGACTGCTGGATCAAGGATGTGCTGCAGCCGCAGCGCAACCTGCGGCTGCGCGCCTCGGTGGCGCCGGACTGGACGCGGCCGATCGAGCAGACCGAGTACCGGGTGCGGGGCCGCCGCAACTCCGTGATCCTCTCCGACGTCCGCGGCGGCCTCACGGGCACGCTGAAGGTCTGGACGGAGAGCGACGACGACCGGGCGTCGCTGCACTTCGCGCTGGATACCGGGAACGTGCTGCTGTTCCAGTTCCTGCCCGGGCTGGGCCTCGATGACCTGTACGCCTCGGTCGGGCAGGCCGACGAGCCTCGCTTCGTTCCCTACGGCGGGGAGCCACTACGCCAGTGGGCGCTCCCGCTGACGGAGTCCGATGCTCCGATCGGTGGCGTCGGCGGCACCGCCGGCTGGACCGTGCAGGACGTTGCGACCACCTGGGGCACCGTGACGGACCTGTCCGCCGCCTACGCGACGGTCCTGGATCTCGTTCTCGACCAGAGGACCAGCTGATGTACACCCCGCCGTCGAGCCGGTTCCTGCCGGCGCTGGCCTACTCGCATCGTGTGGTCACGCGGGTGCAGCTTGTCCTGACGGACGGCACTGAGCAGTGGCTGGACCACACCGGGGGCACGATCACCGTGGACCGCGGTCAGTCGCCGCGGCGTACCTGCCAGGTCACCTGCGCTGATGTGAGTCTGATTCCGCGCACGGCTGCGGACAAGGTCAGCGTGTACGGGTCGCGGCTGCGGGTCTTCCGCGGCATCGGCTACGGCGACGGCTCCGAGGAGGTCGCGCCGGTCGGCGTGTTCCGCGTCGATGACGTCCAGGGCGACCCGGACAAGGGCCCTGTCACGATCACCGGCAGCGGCCTCGAAGCGGTCATTGCCGACGACGTGCTGAAAGCCCCGACGACGGTCCTGAGCTCCACGACGACCGCGGTCGGCGGGATCCAGCAGTTGATCCTCGCCACGATGCCCAACGCGGTCATCATCAACCGGGCCACCGACGCGACGGTCGGCACGATGAGCTGGGACCAGCAGGCCAACCGCTGGGACGCCTGCCAGACCCTGGCGACGGCCCTCGGTGCGGAGATCTACTGCGACGCCGCGGGCCAGTTCATCATCGCTCCGCTACCAGACCTGACGGGTGGCTCCGTGGTGTGGGAGGTCGCGGCCGGCGAGGGAGGAGTCCTGGTCAGCGCGAACCGTGGCATGTCCCGGGTCGGGGTCTACAACTCGGTGACTGCCTACGGGGAGAACGTCACCGACAATGCCGCGCCGGTGCAGGCCACCGTGGAGGACACGGATCCGAGCAGCCCCACCTATGTCAACGGGCCGTTTGGTCGGGTGACGACGTTCTACAACTCGGCGACGCTGACGACGACGGCGCTGTGTACGTCGGCGGCGACGCAGAAGCTGAAGGATTCGCTGAAGCCGAACAGCATCGCGGACATCACCAGCCTGCCGAATCCGCTCCTTGAGCCCGGGGACGTCATCCGCGTCATCTACGCGGACGGGGCACGGGAGCTGCATCAGGTGTCTGCGTTCCCTCTGTCTCTGGACACGGGGGGCGATTTCACGCTCGCCACGATCTCCGCGAAGGAGGACTCGTGACCAGCCACGCGGCGCGTCGTGCGGCTGCGGCGATCGTCAGGACGGTCCCGCGGAAGATCGCGGCGAATCCGAAGGCTCGTGGTTCGGACTGGCGCACTGCGACTGTCGCCAGCGTCAACGCTGCGGCGGGCACGATCACGACGACAGACGGGATTCCGTGCCGCTGCCTGGAGACGTACCTGGTGCCGACGGTCGGCGATCAGGTCGTCATCTCGCAGTCGGGCAGCGGGAACTGGCTGGCGCAGGGGCGTCTCGCTCCGTCGCACGAGACGGACTGGGCGACGTACACCCCGACGGTCGCCAACGGTGGCAGCGTCACGTGGACGACCCGCACCGGGTTCTGGAAGCGCGCGAGCGGCATCGTCTACGTCAACGTGTATCTGGTGGTCAACGTGGCCGGGTCGGGCACCAGCGTCGTGTCCGTGACGATGCCGACGAACGTGAACCGGAACTTCCGGCAGATCCTCCCCATGCACACGGAGTCGATCGGCGCCGGCGGCAACGCGACCAGCCACATCGGCGGCGGCGAGTGCCTGTTCCTGCCGACCGGTACCGGGTCGGTCAGCGACCGGCTTCGTACCGACGAGGGCGCGGCTCTCGCCCGCGAGAACAACATCCAAGGCGCCGACCTCCTGGCCACGGGATCGATCACGATCCAGGGCTGGTATCGCGAGCCGTGACCGGACAGGAGCAGCAGCATGGCCACCGATAAGTACGGCCAGAGCATCACCTATCTCGACTACAGCGACAAGCCGGACCTTTTCGTGCTGGGCGATTCGATCGTGCAGGGGCTGACGCAGCGGGCTGTCATGCGGTTCGCGAACGCCACCAGCCGCGACGCTACGCTCACCAGTCCGGTCGCAGGGATGATCGCCTGGCTGACGTCCGAGAAGCTGTTCACGGGGTTCGACGGGTCGGCGTGGGTGGCGCTCGCCGCGGGCACGCAGGCGTGGACGACGCCGGCGCTGGCCACCGGGTACACCGCGGACGGCAACAGCAACGGCATTCCGAAGTACCGGGTCGTGAACTTCTTCGGGGACCTGGTGGTGATGTGGAAGGGCGGCCTCAACGTCACCTACAGCGGGTCGAACCCGGCGAACAGTGGGATGTTCCTGAACGCGGCGCTCCCGACCGCGGCCCGCCCCACGTCCCGGCGTACCGTCACTGCGGCCTGCTCCGCCGTTACGAGCTCCACCCTCTCGGTGAAGCTCGACTTCAACTCGGACGGGACGATCGCCCTGGTCAACAACGGGCAGTCCCCGCCCTGGGTGTCGCTCAACAACATCATGTACAGCATCGCCGCATAGGAGACCGGATGGCACTCGCGCCGCACCCCACGCCGCCGCCCCCGGATCCGGCCGCCGCGGACACGCAGACTCTGGTCGACGCGGGGCTGCTGCCGGAGCAGCCGATCCCGTCCGCGGATCCGCCGGCACCGATCGACCCCAACGACGTACAGACCGACGTCACCACCTGAGCACCCCTATCCTCTGCCCGCCCCGCGCCCTTCCGGCCGGGGCTTCCTCATGCCCGGGAGGGCACATGACCCCCATGACCGGCTCGAATGGCCAGGACTGGGCCTCGTATCAGGCTGACGCGCCATCCACCGCAGGTCTCGCCTTCGCCTTCGTGAAGCAGACCGAGGGCACCGGCTACGTCAATCCGAAGGCCGCAGGGCAGGTCGCGCACGCCCGCGCCAACGAGCTCACGGTCGGGCACTACCACTACCCGCACATGGCCGCCTCCGCTGCAGCGGAGTGCGACTACTTCCTCAACCATGCCAAGCCCCAGCCGGGCGACGTCCTGGTCCTCGACTGGGAGGGCTACGACGCGGCGAACAAGGGCGTGCCGTGGGACCGGCAGGTCGCCTACAAGGTCGCGTTCCTCGCCCGGCTCCGGGCTGTCGCGCCGCTGCACCAGCACCTCGTGTACTGCTCCGCGGACTACCTGAACCGGGACCCGCACGGCGAGTACGGCGACGGCCTGTGGATCGCCACCGCCGGGCACCCGGCCGGGCAGCCCGGGATCTCCCGTAGCTGGCTGTTCCACCAGTACTCGACGGCTGGCGGCATCGACCACGACTACACCCCGATGACCCCCGCCCAGCTCAAGGCGTGGGCGCACGCGAAGGAGATCGACGACATGCCTACCCCCCAGGACTTTGCGAAGGCCGTCTGGGAGTACCAGGAAGACGACCCCACCCGCCCCGGCACCCAGTACATGAAGGTCAAGGACGTCCTGTGGTGGATCGGCGCGCACTCCGGGCAAGCCGCCGTCCAGATCACCGCCCTGTCCGCCACGGTCACCGCGCTCACCGCGCAGCTCGGCAAGGACGTCGACACCCCGACCGTCGTCGCCGCCGTACAGAAGGCCATCGCCGACGCCGTCGTCAAGGTCGACGTCAACGTCACCGGCAACCAGCCGACCGGCTGAACAACCCAACTCCAACCAGCAGAAACGGATCACCACTCATGAAGATCTTCGGCCGGGAACCCGTCTACCTCCTCGCAGTCGCCGCGATCGTCCTGAAGCTCGCCGCGGCGTTCGGCCTGAACGTCAGCGCCGACCAGCAGGCCGTCATCAACGCCGGCCTGGCGGCGGCCGTCGGCGTCGCTTCCGCGATCGTCCTCAAGACCGGGGCCGCCGGCGCCGCGATCCTGCAGTTCGCGCAGGCCGCGCTCGCCCTGTTCGTGGGCTTCGGCCTGGACCTGTCGGCAAACCAGCAGTCCCTCATCATGTCCGGCATAGCCGCGGTCCTCGCCCTGGTCCTGCACCGCGAGGTCCAGGCCCCGGTGCCGACGCTGCCGCTGGAACAGAGGA